TCGGCTGTCAGGACTGCTTTTTTCATGTTGCCTTTGTTGATGTCGGCATCCATTGTAGAAAGTGGGCAGGATTCTGTATCTGACTCTAGGAGACCGCCTTCCTTCTTTTCAGCCATCTTGGGTTCTTTACCCAACAGACCGATCATTATTGACATTCCCTTATCTTTCATAAGACCCCTAGTGTAGAAACCACAAATTTTGGGTGCATTTTCCCAAGCAAATTATACAAGTGTTTTTTAGGTTTGTGAAGGTTGAAACCATTGTTCGTAAACCTCTGGCATATTCTCTTTGATCCATGCTTGCGCCTCCTGATCGTTCTTTTTGTGATCCATTCCGATGGTCTGACTTCCGACATGGTGAACATAAGAACGACTGACATAGTTCTTGTATCCATTTGCTCTAATTTGTAAACATTGGATGTCATCGGAATACCAGTTAATTGGCTTGTAATCGACCCATTTATCCTTGTGGATGTAGGCAAATAGGGGAGATATAACATCTGTAGGGATAATCTTACCTTCTTCTACATATCGGATTCCCTGTCGTTGCTTGAACTCTCGGATGTTCTGATAGCCTCGCACATAGTCCGACTTGGCAGAAACCCATCCTGTATCGCCTGGTAAAAGTTCTACATCTTGCATCAACAAATCATAGGATGTTGGGGTCAATACGATGTCATCATTTGCCACAATCACATCGCCAAACATGGAGAAAGCGCAATGCACTACTTGATTGTATGAATCTCCAAAATTATTGCCTTTATTCTCTATATTGATGGTTCTATGGTTGTGAGCCTTTAAATCGCTCCCAGAGACAAAAACAGTAACATCCTGTGGCACATATTGGTCTATGCTAGAAAGTAGCACAGGAAGGCATTTAGCGTGTTTTGTGGCTATTACTATTGGAACATTCCGCACAGATAAACCTTTCATTCATTCCAAGATTATAGATTTGAAAAATTCCATTCTGAGTCGTTTTCTTTTGGTTGCACTTTGAGCAGATTCGTATAGTGATTACCTTTGGCTCTCTTGTCAAGTTGGTCTTGGAGTCGTTTTTTAGCATTTTGTAGATCTGTCTCGAATCGTTTAGGCGATATTCTAAGGTGATGCGCCAGTTGATTCTGACTAGCGTATGGATGGCTCACATACCGAGCCTTGAGTATCTTTCTCAGTTCTAAGGGTAAACCCTTAATCGCTTGTTCGATTTCTTCTCCGTCTTTGTGGTCTGGTTCGTAGTGTGGTTCTTCTTCTGCGTATAGATTGCCAAGTTCAGGAATGTAGTTCTTTTCAAACGATCTACAAGTGGTGTCTGGTTGAGGAATCACAGTCCCCCATGATACATACCATGCCCAGTTTCGCAGTCTTGAATCTAACGAATCAGCCACTAAGGAAATCCCTAATATATAGACTGTATAATTGTAAACAAATTTTCTGTATTATTTCAATATCTTAACTAATTGTAGAGATCATGGGAACAACAAATCGTAATGGTCAGGGGTATTATCTTACAGACGAGGAATTTATTGCCAAGTGGAAGGAGAATCCTAGTCCTACATTGATGGCACAAGCTACTGGATTTAGTGTTAGATCCGTTCAGAATAGGCGCAGAAACATAGAAATACGACACAAAATAGAATTACCTACAACTGTAGATTTAATGAAGGAAATTAACGAGAAAAAGAAACAAGAAAAATTAGCAAGACAAGAAGCTAATAAAGCCAAGTTAGAAGAAGCACCAGTCAATGTAAGAAGGGGGATTGATCTTGATAAAGGTCGTATTATTGTTTTTAGCGATGCCCATTTTTATCCTGATGACACTACAACAGCTTATAAGGCTTTGCTTAAGTTTATTGAATACTTTAAGCCGAATGTTATTGTTAATAATGGGGATTCCTTTGATGGTGGTTCTATTAGTCGCTTTCCTCGGATTGGTTGGGATAAAAAACCTACTGTTCTCGAAGAACTCGAAGCCAATAAGTTTTACCTCGGTGAAATAGAAAAGCTACGACCAGCAGGATCTAGGCTAATTTGGTGTCTAGGAAACCACGATGCTCGATTTGAGACGATGCTTGCAGCTCAAGCTAGTGCTTATGAGGGTGTGCAAGGATTCCATCTAAAAGATCATTTTCCACTATGGGAAAATTGTTGGAGTTTCTGGGTCAATGACGACACAGTTATCAAGCATCGGTTTAAGGGTGGTCGTTACGCAGGCTATAACAACGCTGTGGCTGCTCAAACCAATATTATTACTGGTCATACCCATGTCTTAGCTTGTCAGCCGATTACAGGCTATTCTAAGACGATCTGGGGTGTGCAAACAGGCACATTGGCAGAACCAAACAATATGCAATTTGCGGATTACACAGAAGACGCGCCAAAGGACTGGAGGAGTGGACTAGTGATGCTTTCTTGGGATCGTGGTCGTATGTTAATGCCTGAGATGATCCAGGTATGTGGAGAAGGGGAAGTAGAATTTAGAGGAGAGATTTTGAAAGTATGAAGCTGACTCCAGCTATCCTCAAAAACATTTACTGCACTCTGTATTGTTGCGAGCCATTTAGCAAATGGAAACTACCACTACCAGAGCAGATTAAGTTTGTTGTAAATGAGGATCAGGATGCGATGGGGACTTATCTCTACGATGATGGAGAAAAGTGGGAACACATTATCACCATCTCATCTGCTAGGTGTGGCTGGCTAGAAACAGTCATTCGGACTATGGCACATGAGATGATCCATATGAGCTTTTATAGGCGCAAAGGACACAAGTGGGCGCAACATGGCAAAGAGTTTAGGGCTAGATGTTACATGGTTGGCAAAGAACTTGGTTTTGATCCGCTTGAGTTGTGATTGGTGCTGTAGGTAAGAATTGAACTCACGACCTCCTGATTACAAATCAGATGCTCTACCGACTGAGCTACTACAGCAATACTTTTAATCTACCTCTACGAAACAACTCTGCCATTGTGCGCTTATGGGCTTTATCCCATACTGCCTTACGCACATCTTTAGTGTAAGTTTTGCCTTGGTCTATCTCAGCATGGCATTTCATGCAGATAGCTGCTGTAAAACAATCGTCTGCCTTGATTCCCATGCCTTTGCCATCTTCTAACTGGTTGCTGTGGGATGCCTGTGTCTGTCCTTCTAGCCCACAGATTTGGCAAGGTAGTTGGCTGACTGCTCGTAGAAGGTCTTTGTTCCGATAATTCATGCAATTGCCTGTGTGTATGCCTGGATGCGTTTAGCGATCACTACTAATTCTTCCGATGCCAATAGTGCCTGTTCTTTTTTGTTCTGCAACATACAGTCGTGATACTCTCGTTCTAACTGTTTAAGTCTTAGCACTAATTCTGCATAGTCAATCATCAATGGTTTCCTTCTAAGTTTTTATGTTTTTCTAGCTCTGCTCGTAGCATTGCGTTTTCTAATCTTGTTTGTTTTAGTAGATGCGACAGGAAATGTGCTGTCTTTAGCATCTCGTCAAACTTCTTCTGTTGTGCATCGTAGTTTGTAGAGTCCATTAGTCCATCGCAATCCAAATAGATATTCCTACCAAAGCAAACATAACCAAGCCGACAAAATAAACTATATCACTATCTAGCATTTGAATCTATTGCCCTGTTGGTCGCTTCTTGGCTTCTCCAAATCTCTACTTTTAACTGGGCTGCGGTTAGCATCCACTTTAGCTTTTCTTCTGCCTCTACCGCTTCTTTTAAGCCTTCTAGAAGACCAGTATACTCAGGATGAGCATATGCTTCTGCTTCTGCTCCTGAAATAGTTGTAGCCTTAGCCTGAGCCATAATCAGGCTTTTCTTAGATCGCAGATAGTTCTCAATATAAACCCTCTCTGCTTTTGCCTTAGCAAACTCAGCACTATGTTTCATGATATATTCAACTGCTCTTACTGGATCTATATCCATTTTCCCCATTCTCCCCTATTACCTTTTAACCATTGATCTTGGAAATCTGATAGCAAATCTTTATCAAGATTGTTTTCTGATAAATATTTCCTAAACTTCTGCAATCCCCAATCCTGTCTCCACTTGCACAGCTGCCTTACTCCGCATTGTCTCATATGAGTTAATTCGTTCACCAATCCACCTCATTACTGGAACTGCCATAGAGTTACCTAAAGCCTTATACCGATGCCCATCTGGTGTTTCTTTGCCATTTGGTTTTATGTCTGTATACCCATCAGGAAATCCCTGTAGCCTTTCACACTCTATAGGAGTTAATCTGCGAACAGCCATATTTGCCATCATAACTCCATCAGTTCTGCCGCCTTGACCACCTCTAAGCAATGTTCCCATTTTGTTTTCGTTAGCATTTAATTCTGCATCCCATGCAATAGGATTGTTTGTAACAATACTTGCATGAGCAGCATTATCTCTAGCAAGAGTATGGCATGGATCTCCATTTTCCCTTCTTTGTCCATTTAAAGGACTTGTAATTTGATATAAATCATATGGAATAGCAACTGCAGGAGTTTTACTTTTATCTAATGTAGGACTAATTGAATCTGTATTCATACTTTGACTACTGCTGTTTTGCCATCCAAAGGATTGCACAAATGGAACATTGCCACCACCAGTTCCCCAACTACTTGTAACTGTTTGGCATACATCACCCATTTCTCTTACTCTGCTATCAGATGGATGGTTTTCATAACAAATTGCTTTAGCACCTTTATAATCTGTAGCAGCTAAAGTAGGAAAAGTTTTAAAATTGCTGTTTGTAAAAGACCTTATGTTTCTTTCATCAAAAGAAACAGGTTTAACAATCATATTGAATCCATCTGCTCTGGAGTAGTCGTTACAAGTAGTTTGGAGTGTGCTAGCAATGCTTGGTATAAAACTTCTGGAAGTTTCTTCCCTCTTTTTTCTGCTCGATTTAGTATTCCTTGACAGGCTTTCGGACTCAAATAATACTTCTGCGGCAGGTCTCCAGTCTCCAAGATGTCCAACAACAAACACTCTTCTTCTTCTTTGTGCGACTCCGAAGTATTGAGCATCAAGCACCCTGTAGCTCCACCCATACCCGATGATGCCCAGCGATGTGAGGAAGGCTGCAAAATCCCTTCCTTGATTGGAACTAAGGACACCTGGCACATTTTCCCAAATGAACCACTTGGGTCTAAAGTGGTCAAGAATTCCAACATAGGTAAGTGCCAAGTTTCCTCTAGGATCTGAAAGTCCTTTCCTAAGTCCTGCAACAGAGAATGATTGGCAGGGAGTTCCTCCGACCAAAAGTCCAACTGAGTCAATTTTCCACTCCTTATATTTTGTCATATCACCAAAGTTTTGGACTTGCGGATAGTGATGTGCAAGAACCTGACTTGGGAATTTTTCTATTTCAGAAAAGCCTACAGGCTTCCACCCCATATGATGCCAAGCAACTGTGGCAGCTTCTATACCAGAGCATACAGATAAATAGTTCACATCTGTCCTTCCAACTCTAGGATTCTACGATGCAGTCTTTGTCGATATTGATCCATAGACTCACCAGGATAAGGCTGAGACCCAACTTCTCTGCCCTTGGCTAGAGTGCCTTCATCAGTCCTATGCCAAGCAAGAACTTCCTTTTTCTTTTCCTCAATTACAAGTTCATCCTCCCATCTCTCTTGGTTTAGCCAAGTAGAGGCATGGGGAATAAAGTCCCACTCAGTTCCTTTTTTTACCCAGTATTTTCGATGCTGTTCTATTGCTTCTAGTGCTTTTTGTTTGTTTTCTGCCGACAGCTTTTCCCAACTTCTTTTTGCTGTCAATTTGCCTACTTTTCTTGGATAACACATCCAGAATTGATTGAAATCCATCTTCCCTTTCCCTTTCTTCAATTGCCTTCTCTAAAATACTAGTCAAACCATGCTGCAACAACAAATGATGCCCTTCCTTGTCAAACCTTACGCTAACATCGGCAGAACCATCTTTATTTTCTTTAATCAATATTATACGAATCAGCATCATCCACCATCATTTTTAGTCGATTGTTATTAAAGTCTGCTTTAATTAGAACTGGTTTATTTAAACAAGATAACATTAGCTCTAACTGGTTCTTAAGTTCTTCCTTGGTTTCCCCTGCGACACTTACACCTTTTTCTGAATAAAGTAATGGTGTGTGGTCATCATCGTAAAACACCTCGCATATTTCAATCCAAGACTCACCATCTTCTTTAAAATCTACCATTCTGTGATTCCAATACATATCAAAACCATTTCGTAAGTTCGTTAGCAATATACAACACAACTCCAAAGAAATACATAGCTACTGCTGCTGCTTCTACAAGGATAAGTGGCATATCCCTTTGGTATATACCAGCTAATGTCCAGATTGCGCTACCAATCAAACTTAGGAAAATGTTTGCTGGATAGATATTGACAGAGGTAAGCCCAATCCCGATGAGACAGAGTATTGTTCCGATCCATTTAAACAAGATCATTTCTGTTTTCTTAATTGAATATGCTTTTGTAGAATGTGCCAGAACTCAGATTTGATAACCATACATCCTCCATGAATTTCTAATTATCTTATACGAGTTCTACAAATAAATCTTAGGTATTTTCCCTAATGGCTCATAAATGTTACTTTATAGCCTATAAGGATACTTTTATGGATCATTTATTAACCTTTAGGTAATACTCTACTAAAGGGTGATAGCAGTTAATCTATCTACCTGATCCAAGTTATACCAAGATATAACTCCAATCCTCCCTGAGGTAATGTTCTTCTCAATTGTAGATTATTTCACCCATTTCTCTACAATTTTGTGCAGTCCCCATTTAAGGCTGCTAGGCTTGCCATCGGGTAATGAGCCTATCTTTTCTTCCTCGCCACCGATTTAGGTGCTTAGTATCGCCAGGAGTGCGATCACAGAAACAAAAAACCCTTGAAGGATGTTCTGAGTTCGACCCCTTAGGAAAATGTGCTTGCATAAACACTTTTCTAAAGCCTCAAAACACCCATCAAGGGTATCTCTCACAGGGGTCGATCTGCGATAAGTAAATTATAAATCAAAACTCAAACTCTTTGTAGTCATATCTTCCGTTGGGCTTTTTGAACCAGCCGATTACCAATACCCGCCATCCAGATCTTAAAATTTCTGGAAGTGCGGATGACTCGCTTATTTTCTTGACCCTTGCGTTCATGTTGCTTTTGGAAGTAAGTTGTATCGCAATAGTTTCTCCTTTGCCAATAGCCAGTATGTCGAATAGATTGAATAAATCTTTTTTTCGCTTGGTAAAAGCGTTGTATGACTCTACGATGTCGCATATATAACCCCTTTCTTCCATCAGGGCGATGGTGCGTTGATTTAGACTAGCCAAGATCTTCGGCAGTAATTCTGCCCTCTGAGGCGATAATAATGGCTTTGTGGTGCTTTTTAGGGATGCTGTTACGCATTGACCAGGCATAGACAGTTACATACTTCATATTGAGCTTTTGAGCCATTTCTTTGTAGCTGCCAAACACTTCTAGCAACTTAGCAAAAGACTGTTGGTTTTTTACAACACTATCCATATATCCTCCTATTTGGTCTTTTATTCTACATGAATAAAGGTTTTTTGTAGATATTAGGGAAAATCCCTAGTAAATATTCTACAAATCTCTACAAATATCTGTATAGTCATAGGTAAGCAATCTTGCTTATTTCTGTGAAGGGAAATGAAATGAAAACTTATAGACTTAAAGATGCAATACAAGTTTTGGCTCATGGTGGTTTTATTAGAGAGCCAAAATATTACTTTGTAAAACATACTCCATTATTTGATAAACATGGTGCAATGATTGGTTATGTAACTTACGATTGTTATTTTGATATTTCTAAAACATTAGGATATGTTCATAATGGAGGATTGCTTAAATCAGGCAAAAGAACAGAATATATCCCAGAAGAATTTGACACTATAAATTGGGCTTGGGAATACAGCACAATCTCTGGTGATCTAAGTCTTTGCAAAAAGATGGAAGATGTAAGACTTAATTATTCTAAATGTTAAGGAATAATATGAAAGACTACAAAGGCAGTAATAAAGATTTATTTTGGGGTGCAGTTGCAGCAATCCTAATGCTTGCTCCTGCAATGGCTGTGTATATTTGGAAAACAGGGGGTTTATCGTGAATAAATATGACGCTTGGTTAGAAGAACCATATCATCAAATGGATGATGCAGATGCTCACAGAGAATATATTTGGGTGAACTATATGCAACCTGGCAAGGAATACGATGTAATGGATTTAGAAGTATTCCAAGAGCATTTGATGGAAGCAACTGCGGATTATGCTGGTGCTGAGAAGTGGGAGAATCTGCGAGAGTATGCAGATAAAGGTGAGTGGGAAAAGTTTGGTCGTGCTATCTATTATTTAGTTCACGATCACATTGAAAACAAATTAGCTGATGAGGGGGATGTATGAGTAAGTATTTAGAACTGCGTAATGTAGATGTATCGGACAAGGTAGAAAAAAAGAATGGATTGTCTTATCTATCTTGGGCATGGGCTGTGGATACATTGCTACAAAGAGATCCACAGGCTACTTGGAGTTATGGTCAGCCTGTAATGTTTGGCGAGACTGTAATGGTGTTCTGCACAGTCAATGCCTTTGGTAAGTCGATGACTGCTCAGTTGCCTGTGATGGACTACCGAAACAAAGCCATACCTAACCCTGATGCGTTTGCTGTCAATACTGCGATGCAGCGTTGCCTAGCCAAAGCAATTGCTCTACATGGTCTTGGATTGTCATTGTATGTCGGTGAGGATTTATGGGATGATGTTCCTATAGACACAACAGATCTGTTAGATAAGATTGCTAAGTCTGCTGATCTTGTAGAGCTAAAAGTAAACTTTGCATCTGCGTATAAAGAAGTAGCCAAAGACAAAGATGCGCTAAAGAAAGTAAACGATGCCAAAGAAAAAAGAAAGGCTGAACTAAGTGAGACTAGCAAATGAACAACCTGACAATGTTTGCTTAGAGTGTGGCTCAAAATGGGGAACACACAAACTCAAAAACACAGAGAGCCACAGAATATGGATCGACCAATGCGATGTATGTTTAAAGCTCACAGCCGTAGCAGATGCCTCGGAAT